GTTGTGAACTTCACACTTTTTGTGGTCGCCGTTGTGAGGATAGGTCTTGTCGCGATGCACAGGACACAGGAGGTATCGTCCTCCGCGCTTACCTGCCTTGTCAGCCACAATGCGCATGAAAGTGGGGTCGCCACGCACCAACTCTTTGATGCGGAAGAACTCAATTTCACCACTCTTGGGGTCAATGAAATACTCCTTGATGAGCAGAAGGAACGCGTCGTCAACAATGTCCAAATCCCACTCAATCTCTTTCATCACTTCAATAAAGGATTGGTCCATGCTGTTGCGTTGTTTCATCAACCAGCGCGGGTAAAGGATTTGGTCAGCGTCGGGGCTTTCAAACTCTTCTTGACCGCAAATGCGACATTGGCTCACCGTATCGTGCTGATATTCTTCTTCGCAGTTGGTGCATTTCTTGTGAAACTTCTTCTCCCAATAATAGCCGCGACGAAAAATCTCTTGACATAGCGTGTTGATGGTTGTGCGAAGAATAATGGATTCTTGAACGGTAGCGTAAAGCGCGGGGATGGATACACCTTGAACGAGAACAGGTTCTTGGATGCCCGTTTTCCAAAGCGGCATTTGCGGTTCCGGAGTCGTTCGGCGATTGAAAGGTCGCGTTAGCGACGATAAAAAACGGCCAACTAAGCCTTGTTCTTCGGCCATCACATCATCTCCACAAGTCGGTCAGCGTCGTCAAGGAGACGAAGGGTTTCACCATCCCGACTGAACATCGCACGCACTCCCGCCTCATCAATGTTCCACTCCTTAAGCAATTCTTCTCGCTTGTCCGGAACATCCTTCCAATTCAACCATTTGACGATGCGATACAATTCATCGCGACGCGATTTGATAATGTCAGTTTTCCGACCGCGCAAATCAAGCAATTCAAGCACAGCACCCGCTTGCCCCTTCTTCATGCGGAGGTGTGGTCGGATACCTTTCATCAGTTTGCGCAGGTCGTCTTCGCTATAAAATTGAAGACGGTGTTGAGTGCGTCGGCTGTTCTTATGGATTTTCAAATCGGTTTGTAACACACCACAGCCGAGGGCTTTGTGCAATTGTTCGCAATGCAACTTCCCTCGCTCGCCTGTTGCGATAAAACCAGCGCGCGGCTCAAGTCGTTTGGTGATGGTGATGTAGCCATCAGCGTCAAGGAAGCCAGCGGCATACGCCCACACATCCTTGAAAATCACGGTGTTGTCACGAACAATACCCCACCCTGCGCCGACCTTTTCAATATCGTATTCCACACCATGCATTTTGAAAAGTGCGCTCAGTTGCGGTATTGAAAGATGCTTGGTGTTTTCCATGCTCACAAAAACTTCACTCGCAGGTAATGGTCCGCGTTCTTCAAGCACCGTCGCGGCTTTTGTCAAAAAAATCGCATCGGTCTTTTTGATATTGTCAACCGAATGCAGACTGTTTCGCCACTCCTTTTTTGCATTCTTTTTCAGTTGTTGCGCGTCAACCCACATCTGCCGTTGCTCTTCGTTAAAGTCACCATCAATTAAGAGCAACTTGCTGATGGTGTCGTTGGCTTTTTCCCATTGCACACAGGCGCGACGAAGTGCGTATTCGCGCGTTTGACCGTGTTTGCGAAGTGCGATTAAATCGCGTTCGCTTACCCCTAAGTTCCGAACAGTAGATTCGTGCTTTGCAATCCAATCAATTGATTGAAGTGTAGCCTCTACTTCCTGTTTTTTTGCAATGCGTATAGCATCAATCGCATGGTCAATGGCTTCACGCATGTCTTTGTTTTCGCGCCGCGCCATGCGGAGGTCTTTCACCAAATCCCCAGCACCGCGACCAAACATGGACTGAAACCATCCGCCGTCGGGAAGAGAACGCTTGAGTTGTTGAGCAACTTCCCGCGCCATCTCTTTCTTTTTTTCTTCTTCCTCTACTTCGTTAGGGCGCGGAGGTGTAGGGTTTGCGTTGGCTTCACCCTGCCCTTGAGACACAGGCATGGGTGCATCACCAAATGTCGGACCCTCAATGACATTCTTCAACAACGGATTGTCGCTGAACAAATTGGAGTCCGACAAATCAATCAATACGCTCGCCCCCACCATGTTGCGAAATCAATTTGACATGTTAAGCACCTATCGGATTGGGTTGTCGCTTTTTTACACCTACGACACACCGTTGCATAACGAATGCGCTTCGGCAACTTCGTCCGCACCCTGTGCTTGAAAACATCGTAATGTTTGCGAGGCATCACCACTTCTCCTTATCCGCCCAATATGCGGCACTCATCGGACCACGCGCTATGTTCTTTCGGTGTCGCGACTTGAATGACTTACGCTTTGCTTTCATCCGCGCGGATTCACCAGCCTTTGGTTTACCAGCAACGCTCGCACCCTGTTCACCAAAGCGAATCGTCTTGGTCTTTCCACCCGACCGAGCCACCACGATGTGGGACTTCTTGGGATGGTTAGGGGTGCGCTTGGGCTTGTTGTAGCCTTCCACACCCGCGCGCTCAAGGCGCGGGTCGCGCTTACTTTCTTTGAGCAGTTCACTCCAAGCGTGAGGCATGGGTTCACTTGTGTTGATAGGATAGCCTTGCTGTTTTTGCTGTTGTATAACAGGGTCAAACTCCGGTCGCACCATCAAACTGTTTGGGTCATATTCGGGAAGTAACTTAAAGGCATCTCTTTGAGGTGTTTGAGCCAATTTGTTCGCAAGATTTGCTCGCATTTTCTGTCCTCTTGAAAGGGTTGGATTGTTGAAACCTTGCTCTAAACCCATCACCTCCCCCGCATCGGGACGAGGCGCGCGACCAAAAACAGCACGCGAGTTTTGTTTGTCATAGACTTGTTGTTGCAGTTTGGGGTCCATACCACTCATGTATGGGTCCCACTTGATGTGTGCTTTGTCTGTTCTGTTTTCCGAAACAGGGTGTGAAAATGCGCCAAAATGACTCAATGCGGGGTGTAATGTTCCACCCGTATCGGGAACGCCCTTAAAACCCCCCATTTCGGGTTCTCCCCGTGAGTTAGCGTTTCCTTTAAGAAAAATCCACCAATTGTCATTCACTACCGCCAACTCTTCGGCGGTGATTGGCTCGTGCATAATGTATTCGTATTCTGTCATGTCAACCCCTCGTCAAATGATGATACCCGCATACGCATGGGTATGTTGTAAGGAAAAGTTGCTCACCTCTTTGTCGCGCGTATTCCATTTGCCTCTTCGCGGCGTATTGCGCTTGATACGGGTCTTGATACGGGTCTTTGCTCGGTGTAGGGCATGGTGGATAGTCGCCACGGTCGTTGCGCCCCTTCATGAACACCCACGCATTGTCCATCGCTTTAACGATAGTGGGCTTTCCGCCTACACCCTGCTTTTTGCTACGCTTGCGTTTGGTAGCCGCGCGCTTTTGACCTGCTGACATAGAGCCGCTGGTCTTGGGGGTCTTACTTGAAACCTTGACGGATGGGCGACACTTCGGGTAACCCTTGCTGGAAGTGTTGGCTTTGCTTCGGCCACACGGAGGATGCTTACCATCCTTACCTGTGCGCGAAACATCCACCCACTTCTCCTTGAACCAACGGTTCAAGTTCTTCTCAACCGTCATTTCTTTTTCTTCCCCCTAAACTTGCCACGACAGTATTGAACAGCCCATCCATTCGCATACGCGCTTGGATACACTTTGAACTTCTTTTTTGCGGCGGCTTTGCCTTCGGGACACAGTTTCTTCTCAAGGTAGCCAAACGCGGCATCGGTCCCTACACACAAATCACATTCGCAACTCATCTCAAAAACCCCATTCGCTGAAAGGATAAATCAATCTATCAACCCCTCCATGATTTCATCCAAGTCCACGATGCGTTCGCGGAACTCCGTGGTGGCCCAATGCGCTAATGCGAGCGCAATAGCGAAGTCGTCGTGCCGACCGATGCTGTCAAGCCGTCCCTTTTTGCTCATACCGAACATCAGCAGTTCGCGCTCAAGTTCGGACATGAGCGTGCGAGAACGGTCATCACCCCACGGCAAACGGATTTGCTCTTTCTCAAAGCGCAACACCAAACCCATGAGAAGCGACTCACGGCGTTGGCGTGTGGAAATGAAGGTCTTGATGGGAAGGTCGGTGTCCGCGCGCAATTCAGTTGCAAAGACGCGCTGGAAGTTGTTCGCCTCAAGTTCAATGACATCGGGATTGAACTTTGCATTCAATCGTTGAATCTCGGTGATTTGTGTGCGGAAGTCCATGTTCTTTCTACGAATCGCGTGAACCAACTCAAGCAGTTCGGGATTGGTGGATGGGCGACGAAGCACCACCATCACGGTGTAGTCAGCCGCGCGGTCGGATGAAATAGCGGGGTCCCAACCGATGAAGTATTGGTCGTCGGGGTCGCCAACTTCACGCTCAATCAACTTGAGTGTTGTGTCTTTCGCGGCTTGGAGAATGGTTGAGGGGAAAAGACTGCTCACATCATCCATCGGTTCACACAGGTATTCGCGCGCAAACGCAATGGCGGGCATGTCATTACGACGAGCATCAAGTGACTCCAAGTCCCATCGTTCGGGCCACAACGCTTCGCCTTTCGCGTTGATGGCGGGGTAGGTTTCAACGAGATAACCTTCGCGCGATTCAAGTTCGGTGTAAAGGTCAGTTGGTGTAAATGGTGTGCCGACAATCATCAGTTTGGAGGTGTGGTGAAGCGTCGGCACAAGGACTTCGTAAAACCACGAAGCAACGCGAGCGAGTTCGGTGTCCGTCGTTCCCCACAGAATGTCGTCGCAAAGAATGAGGTCGGGGTGGATACCACGGATAGCACCACCGACCGACTTTGCGCTGATGTTTGAACCGTTGCTAAAACCAAAGAAAGTCTTGGACCACGAATCGGGTTTCTTCATTTTCGCGAGAAAAGGAACGCTGTCAATCAAATCATTGAGTGTGCGCATGTGGTGGATGGACTGATGCAGACTGTGCGAAATCAACACGGCTTTTGTCTTTGGGTTGAACGCCGTTTTCCAAAGCATGTAGCCGAGGAACAGCGTTGACTTACCGTGGTCACGCGCGGCTTTAACACAATACCGCTTACGCGATTCAAGGTTGTTGAACCATTGCTCGTGATGCCATGAAAGTTGAAACCCAAGAATCTCTTCAAAGAAAAACTTGAAGTCGCGCTTCGCTACCTCAAAGTCAATTTCTTCAATTGCTTCAAGGGAGAGCGAGGACACACGCCATCACCGTATATTCAACCCTTTCAATAACGAATCCCATGAGGCTACATGTTCGTCTTCGGACATGTTCATCGCGCCAGCAAAATCAATCTCCGGGGTGTTGTTGTTACCGACGACTTGCTCAACAATTTGTTTTGCTTCTTGGTTACCTGCTTGTGCTGATTGAACAATTTGTTTTGCTTGCGCGGGACCAAAGATTTCACTCAAAGCACTTTCTGCCGCGTTTGCTGTTTTACCGCTCAACTTGTTAGCGGCAGTCATCGTCTTTGAACCAATACCGGCTTGCATCAACGCTTCCATCATTGCATCGCGGTCCGCGAACGGCTTTTCTTGATGCTGTTGGTAGACTTTATCCAACGCATTCTTTACCCTATCACCAGCGGTTGCACCCAACTTCATTTCTGCATCAGTCGCAAACCTCGCACCGAACGATGGCTCTTCCGTGACTGTCGCTGTTTCACCAGCCGCCGCAGGTTTTGGAGCAACGACACCGGTGTCGGGTGGGTTACCAAACTCAATTTCCGGGGTCGCCTCTTCCGTTGGTGAGTCACCAAAATCAATTTCCGGAACCGCTTGTTCCGTTGGTGCATCTGCATTCGCCGCTTCTTCCGCTTCGGGTGTAGGTGCTTCGGGCAACGCAGGTGGCTGTGGCTCTTCCTCCGGAACAACATTTGAAGGAGCGAAAGCAGTTTGCTGTGCTTCGTTTACCGCTCTTCGCTCATCACCCATTCGCCTCATGCGAGCCATTGTGCCTTCTCGCGGTGCTTCTTGTCCCGCACCGATTTCTTGGATTTCGCGTCGCATAGCGTCTTGAACGGTTTCTTTCGGCATGCCTTTGTTCTTTCCTCTTTCGTGAAGAGCAGGTTGCACTTGATAATCTCGCGAAAGTCGTTCATTGATACCGGACAACGCTTGGTCTATGTTTCGGTCACCAAGTTGACTGCCCGGAACATACCTATCGCGAGCCTGTTGTTCTTCTGTTTGAGCGCGCCCCAATCCACCTTCAAGCGCACTTCGTCGCGCATTTTGTTCACGACGAGTTCGTCCTTCAATGTAAGAGTCTTTGGCGGCTTGAGGTAAGTGTCGCAAATCGCTGATTGCGCGACCTGCGCCACCCATGAACTCTTTCATGCGGTCACCAAGACCGCTTTCTTTAACGGCTTGAAGGGCGTGGCGACCAGCATCTCCAAATCTACCTGCGCGTAGTGCGTTCATTCCGGTAGGGTTTTGTTGATATTGTTGGTCCCTATCAAACGCGCGTCCAAGACGCTCAACCTGTCGGTCTTGCCTTCTTTGATTGCGGTTTTGCATACCCTCCTTGAACTTACTTGCCCCTGCCATAATACCGCGACCCATAGCCGCACCGTATTTCCCAGCGCGCAAAGCGTTCATTGCGGTAGGGTTGTTATCGTAGTTTGAGAGGTTAGCCATTCGCTGTGCTGTGTTGTATTGTCTGTTAGCCTCGCGAGGACTGCGGACGCCTGTTCCCATGAATGGTTGCGCGCCTTGTTGTTGTCGGTCCATAAAGAACGGTGGTGGTGGTGGTTGTTGTTGTTGTTGTTCTTCAACATTCTTCCGAATGATGTCGGGGTGAGAATTGTCACGCTCCGCGACGGCCTTAATGAGAGGTTCCCAAGTGTTGTCTTGAACATCAAACATGACATAATTCATGTCCGTGACGGTTCCGCCTTTCGCGAAAATGAACTCCATCGTTCCTAAGTCACGACCATGTTCAAGCATGCTACTGTTCCATTCAATTTCCCAATTTTCAACCATTCAACGCACCCCCGCAAGACCTCTTGATAGCGCGAACGACATCGGGCGTCGTGTTAAAAGATTTCGCTATGACGCCCCAATCACCAAGCGACATAGCAATCGCGCGAACAGTCGCGCTGGATACGCCAACTTCGTTTCCTAATCGTTGCATGTCGTATGCATCCATCGGGTCATATTTCACTATCAAAGAGCCACCAGCATCGTGTAACTGCACGCGCTCCATGATATTCGCGATGACACCCATTGGGTCGTCGTCGGACATAGCAAAATCTCTTCCTTCCGGAAAAGGATTGAATCCCGCCATGTCCGAAAAATCAAAACCCGCTGGTTGAACAGGCACGAGGTCTTCACCAATGACTTCCTGTGTAGTGTCAATCGGTGGTGGCGCGCTCATCGGCTCTTCGGGCATAACAGGTGGGACGGGTCGGTCATCTCCAAGCGCACCTCCGCTCAAATGTTCGGGGAATTGTTGATAGCGATGTTCGGTGTCACCAGCAAACTTACCTCGCATACCGTGTGATTCATCGGCACTACCCAATGCTTCCAAATCAAGTTGTTTGCCGCCCGATTGAAGTGCAACATCGCGCCAAGAACTGACAATTCCACTCGGTGCTGTTTGATACATTGAAAGGCTGTTCGGGTCAACATTCATCTCTTCTGCTGTTTTCAACATCGCCAAGATTTCAATTGCCGCGTGGTTTCGCCCATTGTCACCGCCGCGAACTTGCGGAGCAACTTGAGAACGATGTTTCGCAAACATAGCATGAATGTCATCGTTGGTGTCTATTTGCAAACCTGCACGAAGGTTTTTCATCACTTTCTGCAATCCGGAAGCGCGCCCGTCTTTACCGCTTCCGTAAAGCAACTGATTAACGGGTGCGCGAGCCATTTGTCTCGCTGTGGTTGCGTTGAAGCCCATTGCTTTCAACCGATTTTTAACAGCGGTTGACATACCTCCCCCCGTTGAAGGCACAAAGAAATCACTTGGGAGAACAGACACAATATCCATCGGTGAAATGCGACCATAAGCGGCACTTTGTTCGTGCAAATCCTTGTAATGAGAAGGGTATTTTGTGTTGTCGCGAGAAGTTGGGTCTTTATCGTTTGAAGTGTAACGATGTGTCACACCGCTGGTGATTTGTTGAGGCTCAATGCAATTTTGTTGCGCGCCTATGGAAGTTTGAAAACCGTATCTATTCGCTTCCTCTTGAATCTCTTTCGCGGCGTGAAGTGCGGCTGATTCAAGGTGTTGACCCAATTCGGGATGTATTTCGTTTCGCGCATGGTTGTTGATGAGTCTACCATCGCTGGTTCTCGTCTGTCGGTCAGCCGTTGGTGTTTTTTTGTGTTGGTGACCGCCGTAGTGGTTGTTTTTGTAATCGGGGTGAAGCGAACCGTCTTCGCGAAAAGGTATCGGTATTTGATTTATCTTGTCACCCGCTTTTTCTTTGATTTTGTTGAATCGCATTGTTCCGTCATTGAATATCTTCTTTGCGAATTGTAAAGCGGATGCTTGATTAACAAACTTTCTTTTCATTCCGCTCGCGTCTGTGTATCCACTTTCCACCAATTCTCGCGCCATAATACCAGCCGCAATCTCCATCGGAAACTTACCAAGCAACCCCGACTCAAGCAATTCTTCAAACGGTTTTCCTGTTTTTGAATTGATATGAAAATGACTCAAGGTTTGATGGTCGGAGTCGGGCGGAGGGAAGGTCATATCGTGCATAACACCGTCTTTATCACGATACCACACACCCTTCCCTTTGATGATAAGGTCGGTCATCAAACACCACCTCGTCGCACATACAGGTCGTAAGGATGCGCACCCCAACGCGTTGCATCATCGTCGGGGTCGGTTTCTGTCGCCCCCGTCGGTGCTGATGTTAAACCACCCGAAGCGTTATCGGTTGCACCTTCGGTCGCGCCTTGCATGGATTTGTCCTCTTTGCGCATCATGCGTCGCATCAAATGATTGAGTTGGTCAATGAGTTGACGATATTCAATACGGTCGCGAGGTGATAACCCCGTCAACTTGACTTTTTGAGCGCGCTTAAGTAGAAACTCTTCGGAAGCGAGGATAGCATCGGTTGACCCAATACCGCCAGCACCACCAGCGAGAGATGTAGCATGCGACATTTTTTTCCCGCCGGGAGTGATGGTTTCGCGTGGTAGATGCATTGCTTTCTTGTGCGGCATAGCATCACGCGAACCGCGCGGTGCGCGAACTTTTCTCGCTTCGGGAGAAACAGTAGGAGTGGGGATAGGGTCATCCAACGGTGGAGATTCTTGACGGAGGGCTTGTCGCATATCCTGTGCGACTTTCTTTTGTGGATTAGCAAGAGCGGTGCGCGCTTGTGTGTGAGTGGCCGATGTAAGTCGCGGCATTCCAAAACGAGTAGGCTGTTGATAACCGTAGAAACCACCAAACGAACGAAACGGTGCAGAACCAGCCATCATTGAAGTCGTCGCTTTTGGATTTCGCCTTGCGCCGACACGAGTTCGTTTACTCGCCTTTCCTTTACCGCGAGTTTTGGTTTCGGTGGTTTCCATTTTCCCTTTCTTCCGCCTACCTTTCTTAGCGCGTTGCCTCGCCATCGCCGTGTCAATGGTTGTGGTTTTCTTCGGTTTTTCATCGTCAAACTTTGGTTCGCGTTTTTTGCGAATCATTTCAAAAGCATCATCAATGAAAGGTGCGGTAGAAAGCATCATGTTTGCACCGAGGCCGCTGGCGTTAGGATTGGCTCCGTCAATAGCCTCACTTTGGCCGACCTGCCCGGTCATTTGAGCGAGTTCAGCCTGTTGTTTCATTTGACTGTCTTCTTCGTCTTCCGGGTCTTTTTGAGGGATTTTGATTTTCATGTGTTGCAATCCTTGCATCATTTTAGCGCGCTTGTCTTGGTCTTCGCGTTTTTTGGCGTCGTGGCGCGCACGCTCTTCGGAGTCTTCACGCCCAACTGATGAGTCTTCTTGTAACTCTTCCGCGCTTTCGCGAGGGTTGAAACGCAATCCACTTGTGCTTCCTTCGGGACCGCCTACCATCATTCACCCTCTCCCATGAGTTTACCGCGAAGCCTCGCCCACACTTCGGGCGACTCTTTCGCTAATTCAACTTTGAGGATGTTGATAGTCTGCGCCGTCATGTGTTCATTGGTTGTTCCAGCGGCGCGTTCTTGAACGCGCATAATGTCTTTCACCGTTTCACGCACTTCTTTGTGGAGTGAAACAATGTTGCGGACATATTGAGGGTCGTTGCGGTCAGCCTCGTCAAGAAAATGACCCAACTCACCGTTAATGCGCGACAAATTGTGCCTCAACGATTCCATCTCTTGACCTGCCTCAACAATGATGAGGTCTGCCGCACCCTTTTGCACGACAGGTTTGAGGTGGTGTTTGAGGTGGTGGTAAATGCTGGATTCGGGCATTTGGATGTCCAAAGCGATTTCTTCGGCGGTCATGGACGCGTTGAAGTAAGCCATTTCCAACTCTTCGCGCTTAACAGACACACAAAAGCCGCATTCGCTGTTGCTTCCCATGTGATACTCTCCCATGTGGTTGCGAAAATGACGGTCAGCCGTCCCTTCACGCCAGCCTTTGTCTTTGTCCAACTGCTTTGCAATGATGATACCATGTGTCATCATTTCTTCAAGACCGTCGCGTTCCGAGTCTTGACAAAACTTGCAAGACGCTCGCGTAATACGCTCCGCCATAGCAAACTCCAAGTAGCCGTAGCAAAAGAGTGTTTCCATGCGAAAGCGGCTCGGTCGTGCGCCAAAAGTTGCGGGTGTCCCACTCACCGTAGACACAGCGAGAAGCCTTTCGCGAGCGGCGTTGGACATTATCGCCAACAACAAGGCGTCGTTGAGTGAGCGAGAACGCCGAATGAACATTTGTCGCGCATGTCCCGACCGAAATCACGACCGTTGCGGTCTTTGTGGTTGTTTCATCAAAACAAAAACCATTCTCAACAGTAGCGAATGCCCCGTCGGAAAATGGTCAACCTTGCTGACCGAGACGGCGGTAAACGATGCCGGTCGCGCTGAAACAAACGAAAAGCGCGCCGATAATCCAAGTGAGCGTGTTTGAGTCCATTTTTGGGCCGGAAAACACCAGCAACATGAAGCAACCCAGCGTTAGTGAGATGAGTTGCACCATTATCATGTCAACAACAACGGATTTGCGCAAATTGGTCATGTCGCTAACAGCACCAAAGAGTGTGGTCATGTCCATATCATCGCCCTCCAAGCATAGAACGGATGAAAGTCCCACCGCCTTGCGCGACGCTTTGAACCATGCCGGGGTCTGCGAGCGCGCTATCCAGCATACCTTGCATGGTGCTTTGGTTTGCGATGGCGACCATCTGCTGGAATTGCATATTCATTTGTTGAACATTGTTGGAAGCCGCGTTGAGGATTTGAGTTTGCGTCATGGTGACGCTATCACTCGTCGGTAAACCCTGCACGCCGCTAAAATCAAAGGTAAAACCGTCGTCTCCCTCCTTGATTTTAGCGTTCGCGAGCATTTGATGCAACGAAACCGCGACCACATTGCTGATGAGTCCGATAAGCATGTTCAAGTTCGCACCGTTGTTATCGGAAAGCCACTTGTCAATGAGCGGATTAGCGGTTATCATCATGGACAGGATGTCCATTTCGCTCGGTGGGGGCGGGGGTGCGTAGGGATTGTAGCCACCAGCCGCGCTCATGGTCCCCATTTGAGGCACTTGTTGTTGTCCGTTCGGCAATCCGAGGTTCAGCGCGCCGCTGTTTTGCGCAGGTTGTTGATTGTTTGACCACCATGCCATGATACCACCTCACGCGCCACCCTCATTTTGTTGTTGCGGTAGAGGGAGAGGTGCGCTTTGCTGTTGCATTTGATGCATCGCGAGTGCGTCATGAAGCAGTTTTGTGTTGTTCCCCGCTTGGAATTGACGCATATCAAACACAATCATCACCAAATCGTTCATTCCCGTCGCGGAATTGGTGAAATGCGTGATGGGGATGTTGTCTTGCTTCAACATCGCGAAAAATTGTTCGTATTTTGCAAGGATTGGCGGCGTATTATCCTTCTTTTTGATGCTGTTGACAGGCACAGCAACGACTGAAACACCCTTTTTCAACTTGGCTTTGAGGGTTCCACCACTCGCTTCTTCCTCCGCTTCGTCCTCTTTTTCCCATTTTGTAAGCAAATGATACAGGTGAAGGTGTTCCGGGCAGTAAGTTGCGCGCATTCTACGACCGCTTGTGACCTTTTCTCGCGCTACGAAGGCTTCAATCTCGCCTGTGACCGGGTTTTTGAAGTAAATGTCCCACAGCGATTTACCGGTTTCTTCATCAATAATTTGCTCGTAGATGTTGCCAGCCATGCGCAGAAGGTATTCAACATCGCATCCGTCCACGCAACAACGCATTGTGTTGGTGTTGTAGCGGTATTTTCCGCCCCAAGCGCGTTTTGGGGAGAAAATAGAGCGTTTTGTCGGAGAAAGGAGCGAATATGCCTGTTTGATGTCCTTTCTACGCGCTTTTTTGGGGTTTGAGTGCTGTGAAGGGAAGAAATTGACCTGCGGAACCTCAATGTGGTCGCTCGCGTTGGTCATTGCGGCCTGTGCTTGAGCCTGTTGTTGCATCTGCGCGAGGCTCATTTGGGTCTGTGCGGCAAGCCGCAATAGGTCGTTTTGGGGTGTATTTCCAAGCATTTCATCACCAACTTAGCATTTCAATCATCGTTTTTTCAACATTCCAGCCGATTTTCGTCGCCATCATGCTTACGCGACACGGAATACCTGCTTTTTGGAGTCTTCGCATGGCTGGACGGTGTGAGTTGAACACTTTATGCTCTCGCAAACGCCCGGATTGCCATAAAATGTTCGCATTATCGTCCCACCACTCGTCTGCTTTGTTCGCAACAAGCCAAATCTGCTTCGGAGCGTAGCGTTTTCCCTTCAAACGAGTCTTCAACGAGCGATAATTCCACCTTTTTTCAATCAGCGCGTCTACAAGGTATTCAAAACCACCAACTGCGTCAATCACTTGTGCGCCGTTACCGTGAATGACACGCGTATCAGTCATGAAAACAACAATTTCCACTTGACGGTCAACCATATCATCAATCCAAAGGTTCCAAAAGCGTTGTTGACCGCCAACATCGGATGAATGAACGACTCTTTTTTCTCCCTGCCAGCGAATGCGTTTTCGCGTGGCCTTCGGAAGCACATATCCGCCCCCAAGAAGTCTTTTTGGGTGCATTGTTCGCTCTTCAATGTCGTCCATTTCGCCCGGAGTGCGCATAAACAGGTCAAGCGTCGTTTTTCCAACCTGCGTCGGTCCGTAAACACCAATTCTGCGCGGTTTGAGGAAGTTGTATAGTTCGCGACCGTAAACAACCGCGCCCATCAACGCGCTACCAGCGAATGTTGCAACCATCAACCCACCCAATCACGAAGTTTGTTGTAAAACCACTCTACGGTGTTCTCCCAAATGCTCACATCGCCGGTTGTTTCAAACCACGAGACACCTAAACCACTCGCGATGCCAACGATGATGCACAACATTAACGCTCTTCCACGCTCGTAGTAGTTGTCCAGCGTGTTTTGCGTGTGCAAAGCGCGTAATGTAGCCTCCGTCGCATCATCACCCGGTGTTTTGAAGAGCCAACCCAACGCCATCACTTCTCCTTCTTCGCGTATGTGCCGTCGGGGTTTCTTTTGCGCGTATCACCACCACCCAAATTGAGTGATTTTTTGGTTTGAGCCTTGTGTTGCGGCGCATCCGCTTCCGCATCACCGTTCATCAAGTTGAGGTATTGCTGAACTTCGGGGTCTTCTTCCAACGCTTCAAGTTGTTTTGCGAAGGCAACCTCTTGTTTTTTGATTTCCATGTCCATTTGCTTCTGTGCAAAGCGCATTTGTTGCGCTTGCATGGTGCGCGTCATGTTTCGTTGCATGTTTGAGATGACCGCGCGTTGGTCCATGCCGTCTTGTGCCAGCATTTTGTAAATGAAATACGCCATACCCTGCAAAGTAAACGCGCCCATCGTGTAGGTGATGGCGTTCGTGTAGGTCGTGTCGTCGTAAAGCCACAGTCTCGCGTCAAAAACTGCGATAGCGCACCCAACAAGGATGCTCACAAATGAAATCAGTCCAAGCACGCGTAATTCGTCTTTGTTTTGGGGGGTTTGCGGTTGCATAACAGAATCCTCCTTGCTACGCGACAATGCGTGCGCTACATAAGCGTGTTGATTCACCTTTTTCTCATTATTATAGTATTCTTATTATAACAATAAACAGTATTATTGTTATAAGAATCAAACTATATTATTGAGAAAAGTCAACTTCCGGTTGACCTGTCGCGGCGGGTTGTTGATTTGGTGCAAAGGGTGGTGGTAGTGGTAGGATTTGGGGCGATAACCCAAGACCTTGTTCCGACCAAAGGGGCTTCATGCTATCCATTGTATTGAGAGCATCATTTGCATACGCATAACCACGCATGTCATTGTGATTTTGCAATTGAATCATCGGATGCGAAGAATGCGCCAGCGCGAAAGAATCCTCAATCCTTTTTTGCATTTCCGGCGTCAACTGACCTTGTTCAAAGGCTGTTTTCAATTCGTTGTAGTCTTGGAACCCACCGGCTTTGTTTTTCTCTCCGGCCATAATTTCGTCAATCGCGTTGCGATGCCACCAATTCGGACATTGGTCGTATCTCACAATTTGTTTTGCATTTTCGTATTGTTTCTCTTCCTCCGGAGTGTAAGACGCGTTTCGTCCTTCACCAATCAACTTCTGCGCTTCTTGTGCTACAAACTTGGGTTTTTCCGGATTGGAATAGTCAACAACTCCCAACGGTAACGCTTGCAGGTCTTCATGATTCGCGTTGTCCATCACTTCGGCTTTGAATTGCTTTGCGCTTATCGTGTTAATGACCTCACCATCAGCGTTCTGTATTTGCGCGTCTTGAGAAACACCGAACTTCTTTTCAAAATGGTCAAAATCATCATACCCCAACAATTTCGCGGCTTCATCGTGCAACAACGAATACAAAGAAGCGTTTTCACCAATCATTTGTGAGAAGTTGTTTTGACCGATGTTTTGAGGTATAGTTGGGTAATCCAGCGGGTTGTTGACGCGAGTCATGAAAGTTTGAAGAGCCTTTTTGATGGCGAACTTTTGCCACAATTCGCGGATTGCTTGATTCAAGTTTTGAGTGTAAAGACTGTTCAACGCGCGCCTTTGGTTGTGTTGATTCGGGTATGTCAAAAGCGTGTTTACATCAACCGCGCCTTTTTCTTTGAAAGCCTTCAATGCTTCATCGCTGTATGTTGGAGCGGCACTCGCCATTTCGTTTGTTATCGGATTTTCACCAAACTCTTTCAACAGCGCATCAAGCGTGTCGCTCCTTAAGTTGGTTGTTTTACGAGCCACCATTGGTTTTTCAACGCTGTTTATCGCGTCAACAAGTTTGCCTATTTTGCCTGTTTTGAACTTCATGTAATTTTCACGACGCTTGAGGATTTTTTGCACTTTTTTGTTTCCTTTGAAAAAACTCCCAATGTCTTTATCGGTAACAGGTGAAGGAGGATGCGTCGCGCCGGGTTCAAACAAACCTTCGCGTATCTCTTTTCCACTCAACAAATATCCATGCATCGGAATAAGAGGTTCGTAGTTTCCAAAAGTGATTGGCGCATTCCCTCCATAAATGTCGGCCAGCGTTAGTGACAATTCGCCGTCATCGTTGATAGGCAAGCGACGACTATCCGCTAACAATTTGTTACGCTCCTTCATGCTCAACATGAACTGACCTGCCTTTGGATGGTTTTCCGGATACTGCGCGTCAAGGTCACTTAAATCGTGAACAAGGTGCGCCTCCGCGATTTCTTGCAACTTGTGTATTTTTTCAAGCAACGGGTGTTCATCGTTTCCATGAACTTCTCCAAGCATATACGCTGGGTCTTGCTGAATAGAAGCGACCAAATAATTGATATGACCAGCCATTTCCGGTTGATATTTCAATGCTATTTGTGCCATACGGTTGATGTGTTTATCCAACATCATTTTTTCGTGATTTTTCTTCGCAGTTTCGTGAACTCCCCGAAGTTGCATTCCAGCACTTGTGTCTACTGAAGGCGCGTCGCCAAAGTCAATGGTGGGTTCGCCAAAGTCAATGGTGGGTGTTTGTTCCGCGGGTGTTTTGTTTTGTGGGTAGGTAATGCGGGGAACTTGTTTTGTTGGCGTTTCCTCTTCATCAAAAGACCCCATCGGTTCCAATTGTTTTTTCTTCTGCGCTTCGCGTTTTTGTTCAAGCGTTTGGTATTTGCCTGTGCCGACATAATCACCGTAAATGTCCCACAAAGGTTGTTGTGCTGTCACATGCTCTCGCAAGAAGTCCGGTATTTGGCCCGACTGACGCATTTCAACTCCCTGTAACAAAAGTTGATTCAATAAGTCAAACTTTTGCGCGGTCGCGCCGTTGTGAGTATAGTGATGATTTTTCCCCGGCATCATCTCGCCCGTTTCAGCATGAGTGTGTCCTTCGTGGATATGTTCATCATTGTTGGGGTCGCGCTGACCGCTACCGAAACAATCAGCGCAAATACCGTTACTCAATTTACCTCCGCGCACATGTCCGGCTTGATGTTCACACGCCGGACAAGCGAGTTGTTCATGCTCGTCGTCGTCCATCTCGTCAGCCATTTCGTGATGAGCGTATGATTCGGTTCCACGAGGACGAAGGTGTTTTTGGATGTATTTTCGCATTTTTGCACCATGTGCGCTTTCATCGCGCAGTTCGGGGATTCGGTGACGCAGGTAAGTGATGGCTTCATCTCGCGTAAGCCATGAGTGTCCATGACAAGTCCCACACAAAGTGGGTGCTTTTTCACGCCAATTGTGCATCAATGAGTGCGCGTTAATATCACCATTTGCGATAGCCTCTTCACTTCCTCGCGTAAAATGCGAGTTTTGTTCTCGGCGAGCCGCTTCTGCTTCACTCAACAACCCTAAATCATCCGGTTCGTCATCGTGATGGTCATGTGACATTGAACCTGTGTTAAGTTCAGCCAACTCTTCTTTAGTCAACATCTTATTCGCGAACTCTTCAAACTCGCTATTGCTTTCAGCAACCTCAATCATTTCAGCGTCCGTCATCATGTTTTTCGCATTTTGAATCTCTTCTTCGGAGAGCGGAAAACCCATTGACAGACGATGAGCCATCAATTGATTGATGTTGTTGACGCGCGGCAACGCTTTGTTGTTGGTGTTATACAAGACACCTGTTCCACCCATTTTACCCATTCGCCCTTCTTTGACCCTATCCAACGAGTGTGTGTAGTCGTTCCTGTCCGTCAAAACAACCTTTTTCTTGTTCTTTTTGTCGCGACCAATATCAGTTGCATACACCCTATCAAAATCATCCTTCTCATACATTGATTCATGGATTTGTTCAATGATGTTACCCACTTTATCAATTGACAAATCCCCTTCTTTCAGCATTTTCGCCATTTGACCTCCGCCGCGAATAAACGCACCCAACATGAATCCGTTGAGTCGTTCAAACACATCCGAGTTTGCGTCTTTAAGAATGTTCATTTTCTTTTCATACCGCTTCAATTCCTGTTTTTGACGCCTACGCTTCATCATCAACATACCGTATTTTTCTTGAAGTTCGTCTGCGCGTCTGTTGATTTCTGCAATTTGACCGGGTGACTGATACTTCCCGCGAACTTCGCGTTCAACACCGTCCTCATCCGTTTCTTTACGCGGAGTGGTGTGGAACAACAATTCGTCAATTTCTGCTTTTTGTTGCTTGTAAGAATCGGCGGCTTTTTGAGTGGTAGCGAGTTCTTTTTTACGACTCTCTATGCGTCGTTTGTATGTTTCAAGGTCGTTCATGGGTTGACTGAAAACATCAGCGAGAATAGCGCGACGAGTGTCCTCTTTAAGCAAAGCACCCGGTTTTATTTTTTTCCCGTAAACACCGTCTACAAGGTCTTGCATGAAATCCATCGCGTCTTCAATAGCGTTGACGCGTGTAGCCATCAGCGTCTTTTTTCGGTGAACTTCGTGGTATTTATCAAGCGCATCGTTGTTGTTCAACAAGAATGAAATTGCACTCAACTCTTTGTTGCTCATACCAGCGGGACCCGTTCCCGTCGCATGCTGAATGGTTTTGTAAAGTCCGAACTTTTTGAAAATGTTAGCCGCGCGTGGGTGACCGGTAATGACAGCCTCCTTGATTTTTCGCCTAAAATCGTTCTGTTTATCCTTCCTCCATTGGCCGAGGTATTTCCCTGCGTCAGCACGAGCCTGTTGTTCCGCGATGGTTTTAGGATGGTATCGTGGCTCGTCCGGGTAAATGTGATGCAAAATGTTCGTGAGTGATGTCCTACCTGCTTCACTCGTCAACGGAATAAACCCATCCTTGTTGCTCTTCAAGTTCGGAAGAATGACAGTTTTTTGTGCATAAGGTGATTGGATTTGAGTTGGTCCGCGATGACCTTCAATTGTTAAACCGCGCAAATACGACTCTTCTTTCGTTCGGTTTCCGAAACGGTCTTCGTGACACGAAAGACATTGTTCTTTGTTATTCAAAATGTCATCGGCGTATTCTTCCGGAGGATTTGAAATGTCACCTCCCTCCATTTCTCCAATTGCCTTTCGCGCATGATGGTTCCGTTGAAACTTGTCAATTTGTTCTCCGCTTTTTTGGTGGTGTTCTTCATCCAGCGCGTGGCGAAGACCGTCTTGACGCAAATACTTCAACAAGCGAGAAATGTTGTAAGAATCCAATGTGCCGTCTTTTTGTTTTCCTGTGAGCAAACTTACAAACGCATTCGCGTAACCTTGCAGTCCCATGTTGCCCTCGGCGTATCGCATGGCCGCGTTAACCAATTCAATATCGCTCAAACCTGTTTTTTCCATTTGTTTCATGTGCATACCAATGCGTGCATTGATTCGCGACATGGTGTTTTCCAAATGACCGTTCATCAACGAGTTCAATTCTTGATATTTCATCGTTTGGTCACGCGTAGCATTTTGAATGTTCCCAAACGCGATGATGTCTTCTGCGCTCAAATCCATACCTTTGATTTTGTCATCTATTTCGGCTTTATCTTCTGCGCTCGCATCCTCCCCACCCGCGTATTTGTGGGCTTCATAACGAAGTTCGCGCATAACACGACCCATACCGATGAGGTTTTGCGTAAAACCATCAACGCGCGCCATGATTTCATCTTCATTCAAACCGTGAAACGCGTGACCAACTTCAAAGTCATCACCCGTCAAACCACCCAACGCTTTCTCGCTATCAAGTTGGTATCGCCCATCACCGACTTGCATCGCCATCAATTGCATTTTGTATTCGTAATCATCAATGACGCCTTCTTTGAGTTGCCGTTCAAGGTCGCGCATTTTTTGTGAAGGTGTGAGTCTGTGGAAGGAACTCCAATTTCCTTTTTGACTTCGCACATACTTCAATTCTTCTTCGGGGTCAACCAATTGAGATTCGGTTTGCGCACCACTCATCGCACCCTCACGAGCGCGCGCTTCAACTTCTTCACGACTTCCGCTAATCGCGCTTGCCTCTTCGCTGGTTTTGTCACCTCTTAGTGTGCTGAGAAAACCTTCATCCTTCATTGAAGCGAGAAGGGCGGGGTGTAAGACATCTTCCATATTCAAAGTATTTGCCAACTCTTCGCGCAATTCCATACTGAAAGGGCTTTTCGTCTTCTTCTTTTCATCGTTGTAGTTTGCAATGAAAGGACTCAACAACAAGTCGGGCATGTTCGGAAGACCCATCCCTATACCCAACTTACGACCAGCCTCAACCAATGAAGGCGTTAGAGCGTCGGGGCGTGACCCAACGCTTTCGCTCACAATTCCACCGCGTCGTGTCGTTTTCGCTCCAAACCCGTCTTCACCGGTCAGCGAAACCATGTATTGATTGAACTTATCCTGTATTGACCTAAACGCGGCCTTTTCGTCAAGACCTTGTAAACGCAAACGCGCGACTTGTGAAAGGATTTCTTGAGTTGATTGGGTTGAAGGTCTTGCTATTTGAACTGATGAGCGTCGTTCGTTAAACACCGGGTCTTTTTTCCCTTGTTGGTCCATCTCAAGGTTTCGGAAATAGCGTTCGTAATCGCGAGCGGATTGGTCACTTTGCATCTGTGTTTGCATGCTTTTTGCGCGAGTGATTGCTTGCTTTTCACTCAACCCTTGAGCCAAACCATCACGAACGAGTTTTTCATACACCTCTTTCATTTTTTCATCAAGAAGGAATCTCTTACCTTCCTCATCTGTGGGGTTAACTTCTTCTAAAGCGCGTTGTTGTTCGTCGCGCAATCTGTTTATGGCTTCTTCAAAGCCTTTGTCGGTAAGTGGCCCACGCGTTTGTATCATTCGCTTTCGTGGTGGTCGCGGTGTGTAGTTGGGAGCAATACGGTCGCTCTTGGGAACGGCCAAACTGAGCGTTACACCCAACGGGTGGTCGTATTTGGACAACAAGTTTTGGATACCTTTGATTTCATGTTGCTTGTAATTTTCACCGCTGTTTATTGGGTCTGCGATAAATGAAGAAATATCAGCGCGAATCCCTCCCCCTCTTTTCATAATGTCATCAAGTGGCTCACCGACTTTTTCGTCTTCCTCACGAACCTCTTTCAGTTCCGGAAATTGGGCCGACAACCGTTTCAAATGCATCATAACAGGCGCGTTGATGAAAGGTTCAGCCAGCAAAGCGGGTGTTCCGTCTTCACCTTCGGCCTCCATTTCTTCCATGCTCATTCCAAGTCCGCGCCCAAGAATGATGTTGTTCGCGTTGATGATGTCCTCATAGAGTTGAACAATCGCGTCTTGGTCTTCCGCGTTTGCTTCGTATTCGGCAACTGCCGCTTCCATGTAGGGTGCAAGCGATTTGAAACCCTTTTCAGTTTGACTCATTCTACGCTCACGACGCGTATCATCGTCGGCTTTGACGATGCGAATAAACTGACCCATTGATGTTGCGCACGACGACCCTGCCCTTGAAGGTAGCGGTTAGCAAAAAATTGCTGGCGATTTTTTTTCGCCCCCACGAAAAAATTGCCTGTATTTCGCACGCGGTTAAGCAGGGCAAATTGTCGCGCCGCGAGCGCGACTCCGGCTAACGCGATATTTGCCCTAAGCGCGAAGCGCGAGAGCGCGAGGGACTCGCGGTGTCGCGCTGATTCAGCGTTGCGCTAATCCTCGCTGTCGCACATCGTCGCGGTAAGCAATCGCGGTAAACGGTCGCGGTAAGCGGGTTGTCGCGAGAGCGATTCCATCGCGCTCGCTCCAACCATATGGTTGTCGCGGGCTTTTGCGATTCTTCGCGGCAAAAGCGCGAGGGCCGACAACCCGATTTTGGGCCGACCCCTTATAAGGGCCACGCCTTATCTGTCGGAAATGTCAGCCCCCCAATGAGGGGGTGGAGGTTAAGAATATGATGAACCAAATTGAAGCCAGCATCCGAGCCAACACCCATGCTATGGTGTCCGCCCTCAAAGCGAAGACACTACCGGCATGGTTGAACACAACGGTGGACGACATCAAGTCCGCCAAGACCGCCAACGGACCGAAGAGAGCCACCAAGAACGCAACCGTTCTTGTCCGCTTCGCCCACCAAGATGAGATTGAACACCCGCTGATTCAGTCTTACGCCGGTGGCGACAGCGGAGTCAACCCCGACAACGACTTCAACTCGTTGAACCGCATTGCGTATGAGGTTGTGATGAAGCACGCCGTCAAGTTGGAGAACGGTCAAGTGGACCCCACCGCTACCGCTGAGGTCCTCGGTGACCTCTTCGTCAAGTGGCTCACCCCACCTGCCGACGATGCCGCCGACGATGCCGCCGACGATGCCGCCGTTGACTTTGGTGATGCGCCCAGCGATGCCGCCGTTGACTTCGGCGACTTCGCTGAAGCACCCGACGACGACGACGACGACGACGACGACACCTTGACGGTGCGCTCCGTTGTCTTTGACTCGCTGAACAACGCCACCTTCGCCACCATCCAAGCCATCACCGATGTTGAGATTGATGAAGCCATTGCATGGCTCTACAATGTCAACGCTGGCGGCATGGGTTACCGCATGACGATGAACGGCGCAAAGCAGGTGTCCCCGAACACCTTCACCGGCAGGAACAACAACGGTCCTAAAACTTGGTCCAAGTGGGGCCAAGTCGCTGATGCCGTCGCCGACATCCTTCGCATCGCTCCAAAGCGACAGGTGAAGCGTGAAGACCGTGACAAGTCCTTCAAGCGTGGTTGGTTCACGGAGTTAGTGTCCAACGGTGACCGAAACGCCGACATCACCAAGAAGCGCATTCTCATGAAGGTCTTCGCCGCCGTCGTCCTCAAGTCCGAGCGCAACTTCTACAACCGCCGCCTCGCTTGGTCGGTTTCCGATGACTTCGCCGAAGCCCTCCGTGAAACCATCGGCGTCAACTCCGAGTTGATGGAGTCCCCCGTCATCGGTTCCGTGAACGGTGCAAAGTCTTGGGTGTGGGCCACCGTCAAGAACGATTGGACCCCAACCTCCAAGGTTACCGACACCGACATTGACAACATGTCTCTCAATGACTTGATGAACCTTTGAGTTAGCGCACAGTCGCAACAGACCGTCACACTTACCCGTTTCGTGGAGTCCGTAAACCACGCCCTCTTCACTTCGGAGCAATCCGGCCCTTCGGGGTCGGGTTGGCTCCCTTTTTTTTATGCCTCGCAACAACGATGCTACCGCATCGCTGTTGCTCCTTCGGGGCATAAAAAAACCGCCAACCATACGGTTGAGTCCTCGTTCTCCATCGCGAGAATAATTCCTATTCGCTGTCAAGCACGCACGATTCTTGATGCTCTTGACATATCAATTAACGCTGTTCAATCAGCGTTAACAATTCACCCCAACGCAGAAGCGTTTACAACAACAGTCATGTAGCACCACGCATGACTGTTAATTCTACACCGCGCTAATCCGATACCTAACACGAAGGATTATCACGATTCTAATGTTGTTCTTATAAGAATAATATATTCTCTCTCTAATAATAAAAATAGAAAAACAAGAAAAGGAATGATGAACATGACTGAAAGAAACCAATGGAAAGGCTGGGCTGAATGGCTCTCAACTCTTGATGAATGGGACAGACAGCACGCCGGTTATACCTACAACTCAAGCACCGAGGCTTTCGTTGCGGCGTGCGATGAATGGATTGCACAGTTTGAATTGATTCACCATGCATGGTCGGGGCTTGACCCTTACCACATTATCGGTCAGCGATTCTGCGATTGGTTCACACCAAGCGATGCTGATTGGATTGACGCTCGCGCTTATCAAATTGACGAAGAAAGGAATGATTGAACATGGAAATTGACTTTAGCATGACTAACGATGATGAAACAATGACAATTGATTGGGGCGACCCCGAACCTCTCCCTGCTGACCTCGCCGCGAAGGATGCGGCTTGGGGTGCATTAGAGCGAGCCGTTGATGAATGGATTGAAGCCAACCCCGACCCGCAGGGTAAAATCAAGACGCATGAGGACATCGGCTTCTTGCCGCCTCCTTTGCCTTTCGGTTGGATGACAGCCAACGATTGGGATTCAATTCAGCAACGCGCTAACGAGATTGCATCGTTGCCCGGTGAGATTGATTGGGGAGCGGAGGATGAAGAGGATGCCGTTCCTTTCATCCAATACCGAGGTCTTCCCAAGACCCGCACAGGTGAACAGTTGCAAGAAGGCTCGCGCCAATGGCAATCGGAAGCATACAGCGTGTGGCTGGGTCTTCCCGATGAGCGCAAGCGCATGACAACTGCCGCCGCAACAGGTGCAGGTAAGACTCGCCTCGCAATCACGATTGAGTTCAATTGGTTCCATGAACAGGGTCACCTCACCGGTAAACTCGTCGGTAAGACAGGTGAACCTGTCGTTGTCATGGTTGCTCCCACAAGTCAACTCGTCAATCAACACCAAACCACCTGTCGTATGTGGGGCCTCAATGTTGGTCGCGTTGGTGGCGGCTACAAAGAGGTCGCGCCTAACAAGCAAGTCTACATCACGACTTACAATTCCCTCAAGAAAGTCGCCGCACTTTCTCACTTGAAGAACCGCCCTGTCCTCTTGGTCCTTGACGAATGTCACCGAGCCGGTGGTGTCGCGGCCCTTCGCACGCTTCGTAAATATCAAGGCGATGCTTGTCTTCTCCTTAGCGCAACACCAAACCGTAGCGATGGCGTCTGTGTCATGCACGAGATGAACACCCACCCCGAAGGCGCATCGTGTATTGGTGGTCGCGACTGTAAGGTTGGTATTCAATATACATTGAACCTCATTGACGGCATCAAGCAATCCCGCAACGGCGATGACGAATTGGACTTCACTTTCCATGTTGTTCATGTCGGTATGACACCCGCTGAACAGATTGAATACGACGACTTGACTGAACAGATTAGCAAAGCGTATTGGAAATGTTACAACGCGGCTGATAAAACACCCGGCGCGAACAAACACAATTTGTTTGACCGAAACAACTTCAATGTTGGAGGATTGTTGAACGAAGTCGTGTCCTTTTCACAGGCAGGTAAGCCCATGACTATCCTACACATGTATCAATACCTATGCAACAAGCGCAAGCGATTGATGAACGAGATGGAGTCGCGCTTTGCTCTTGCTCAACAGGTGTTGGTGAACAACATCGGAAAGAAATACGCGCTCATGCATGAAACCATCTTCGGCATTGAACGACTCAATGGGATGTGCAAAGACATCGGTATTCATCCTCACATTTATCACAGCGGACTATCCGTTGTCCCCGACCATGTGTTCGTCACCTATCCCGAATTGAACAACGCTGGTTTCAAGCGTCGCCTCCAACAATACCGAGACGACAGCGCGAAAGAATTGAAGCGATGGGAACGCTCTTCCTCCGACATCCTTCTCTCCTGTAAATCATTGAAGGAAGGTTTTGATGCACCCGACATGGATGGAATCATCATGATGAGCGGGACCAATTCAGTCGGCTCTCGCATTCAAACCATTGGCCGCGTGTTTCGTGGAGCCAAGCACAAGGACATTTGGATGTTCGTTTACCCATCCAACGACGGCAATCCCAGCGGCGATGAACGCTCGCTTGCCGAGTTGCTTGATAAAACAGGAATCCCTCCTTCTCATCTCGTATATCATGTGAACGGGGTGAACCCCGCTCACCTATCATAGTCCAATGGACACAACAAAAAAAGGAAGTGAAAACAATGGAAAACCTACCGAAAGAAAAAGAAACAGCGCACATCTGTTGGAAAAATCATACAATTCCGGCAGACAAGATGAACGAATGGGGCTACCCATCCAGCGAACACTATGTGTTTGCTGGAAACCACGCCACCAACCGAAACATACGCACGCGAGTTGATGAGAAGACAGATGAAGAACACAAGGTTCTCGTCGTGTCCCACATCACATGGTGGAACCCTGTCACCAAAGAGAAGACCGCGACCCAACTCCGCAAGGAGAGGAAGCACGCGATTGACAACGCCGATGCGGTGAGTTATGCAAAGGCCTTCACCAAGGCACAACTCTCTCGTCAATGCCTTGACCTCGGCCTCCCCCACACCGGCACGAAGGAAGTCTTGGCGACTCGCATCATCGCTCAAAGCAACGCACGAGGTGAAGAAGAATGAGCGACGACATTCGTTCCTTCACCGTCCATCCCATCACCCTCACCCACAGCGGTGCGCGTGTTGAGGAAGAGCGACGCATGACTCATCGTGAAGTTATCAATTTCATGAACGCGGCCAACGAATCAACAGGTGTCGGCATTCGCTTCGCGCTTACCGGAAACAACGCATACGAAATGGCTACCCAATACAATCTCGGACACGGTTTCCAAGTGTCGCGCCACTTCAAAGTGTGCTTCCGTCATGAGGGTGCAGACTACACCACCACCATCACCGTTCCCACCAACGAAAGAGTCTACCTCGCAGGAGGTTGCGACTTCTACATCCCTGCGGATGCTGACTACCGCGAAATGGAATATGTTCTCAACCTCCGACGGAAAGCCTCGTTCAAAATCGCCAAGCAATCTATGTTCGCTGAAGAAACGCGCTTCGCTGATTGGCTTGTTGAAGAGTCATCCCTCATTGTCATTGATGAAGTGGGCGGTGATGAACAATGAGTCTCGCACCCACCTTCACCATGCAATACCACCGCTTTGAAGCACCGCCTGTTAACTACGACGCGCTTTACAAGAAAGCCTTCGCACAGATTGGCGAGCGCACCACCATCATACCCTCAACAGCACCACGCGTCTCACGGTTAGGTATAAGGTGGGTGCTTGACACGAAACCCACCTTCACGCTTTGGGTTTTCATTCCACCAAGAAAGACCTTTGAATTGGAAGGAGAATCCATCGCGCCAATCATTCATCCCATCCACTACACCGCTCAACACATTGCTCAACGACTCAACTTCCCCCATGAAACAGACTCGTTGTATTTTGAAACCGAAGAGCAAGCCAAAGAACACCTCGCCAACTACCTCGCGGCACAGGAGGTGAGCCAATGACGCTCATCGTCGCCATTGAGACGGACGAATGTTCCTTTGAAGAACACGAAGAGGATGCTCGCACATCCTGTGAACCACACACAAACCCCGATTCATTTACGCTCGCGCAACTGCGAGCGAGAGTCCACCGCAAAATGATTGCGACCTTACAGTCCCAAGGACACCAAAAAAACAAGGAGGAAAAAGAATGACCCCGAAACCCCAAACCAAGAAGCCCCAACTGCCGACCACCCAAGAGGTTGAAGCGACCAACCCCCAATCCGAAGACGATTGGGTAGACGCGATGCCTTTCATCTGCAACAACATTCGTTCGGATGGAACGGTTTGCGAGAACATCATTGAAAGCAATGATGACCTCTACGCACCGCACGCGGTTACCTGCGGAACCTGCTTTGACGATGCGGAGAACCCCCAACCCAAGAAGGCCCGCAACCCAAAGCACCGCACCATGTCGTTCCGCAAAGCACGACTGATGCGCGAAGCAGAAGCAGAAGCCGCGCACCTTGATTGTGGTTGCAACCGCAACGACGATTGGGTTGTCGGCTGTGAATCATGTGGCTACAAGTCATGCCTTGACTGTCACCACATTGACAGCACCCCTGCGAATGTGGATGATTGGAAGTGCAAGGAAGGCTACGGATGCAAGTCCCACTACAACTGCACGCGCTGTGGATACATGGGTGAGAACAACCTTGTCCACGAAGTCGGCATGGTTTGTGATGCTTGCATGACTACCGAAGATTGGCGCGTTTGGGATTTGCAGAACGCGAAGCACAACCCCGATTCATACGACGAAGCCGCGTTGATTGAGGATGGAGAACGACACGCCGACATGGAGTTGGAACAGGCCGCTGAACTTGACGCAATCATCCGAGGTGAGGAAGAATGAGCGAGACTCCTTCTCAACAGACAGAACTTGAACAGATGCGCATGCAACTCTTTTGGCTCACCGATTCAATGGATGAAACCCAACGGGCAGACACAGACGCGCTCAAGGAACGAGCAGTCCACCCATCCATCGCTGACTTTGTTCAGCGTCTTGCTGAATGGGGCTTCAACAACTGCGACAACGGGTATGTTTGGGAAGCCATGTCTGCCGTGATTGAAGCAGGCGAGAAGGGCGACCTTGATGACCTCATCGCTTCCTACATTGAACACGACAACGGTGAAGCCGAAGCATATTTCGCGAAGAAGGAGGCGTCTCAATGAACGAAGACTTCAGCATTGTAACCCATTGCGTCGTGTGCCGAGAGCCACGAGACACGCACCCAACCGAATCCAACAACCCTCGCCCCCTCTTTCATGAGGGTCGCGCTTGTCGTGATTGCGATGCTTACATCACCGCCGCGCGAGTGGTAACGGCTGGCGACTCCGATGTAATGCGCGATGTTGTTCTTGACACCCTTCGCAACTTCCTCACCATCACCGCAGGCATCAAGCAGGCGAACCGCTACGCTGACGAGATGATGCAGGTCGCAATGACTCACCTTGAAGCAGAAGACACCGAAGAGGTGAGCGAATGATTGAAGACCGACGCGAGTCTCATGAAATGGATGCGCGCATCTTTGTCGTCATGTATGACAAGTTTATGAGCGGATGGGGAGGCACAGGTTGCCCTGCTCGCTCGTTCCTTGTTGTTGCATGTCCCAACACCAACCTCGCTGAACAAGTTGCTTACCATGCAGAACACCGACGCACCGAAATGAAACGCGTCAGCATTCGCTACGGCACACTCAAGAGCGCACTCTCATCACGCCGACTACGCGGTGGCGACCACGCCTCCGTCATCGGTGTCAACAGCCATTGGCTCGGCTGGCCTTTCAACGAGGTGAACGAGTCATCAATCAAAACCCAATGGAAGGAGGCTTCCGAATGAAAGAAAAATACCAAAAGAAATACCAACCCAACCAGCCCGAAGACCTGCACAGCAACGGACGCGTCAACCGAGTCGCTTTCGCTACACGCATCGTCAACACCGAGAACCGAACCCTGTCCGTGAAGGAGGCATGGAGTCTTGTCAACAAGCGCGACGCCAAACGAATTGGACTCAACCAAGCACGATTTGGTGCGGCTCTTTCCGCCGCTGTTCGTGTTGGCCGAATTGACAAGACGCGAATCCAAGAGACTCCCACAAGGACCGCTGTCGTTTACCACCCAACCAACATGAAGCCAATGGGTCTTGACATACCCGTTCCTTCTTACACGCGAGACACCACTCCCAACGATGATGTGTCTTGGGAAACGATTGAATGCGGCAATTGTGACGCAACTTTCCCGATTGATGAAGGATTGGACATTGGAGGCATTGATTATTGCCGAGAATGCTATGACACCATTTCTGCAAAAGAGAATGTGTTCACCTTTGATGAGGACGACGATGTGTTCACCTTTGATGACGACGAGGAAGAACCCATCGTGGACTTTGATGCGGAGAGGATGACCGAACTGCTGGAACAACAACTCCATGAGGACTTCGGTAAATGGAGGCACACTCCGATGGACAAGGAATTGTTCAACAGAATTGCGGAGTTGAACAAGCGCGAAGGACTCACCGTCAAGCACAACAAAGACGAAGAGGAAGAAGCAAACGAATGCTGGAAGTGTGGTTCTATCGTTGCGATGGAAGACACCATCGTTGAAGGAACCAAGTCCTTCTGTTCATCATGCGCTATCCCTGCGCCTGTCAAGGTTGCGACAGAACAACGCGACGCTGTTGTGTCCACCATCCAACACCACTTCACAGCGGAGCAGTTGCTTGACACACTCAACAACTTGAACCCCGACCTCCACGATGATGTCATTGTCGCTATCTTTGACGCGCTTGGTAAGAACAACTACTCACCGTTCCACCATGACTTCACCAAACCACAACCGCGCAAGACTGCATTGTTGTCTTGGGCTTTCGTCAGCGGAAACTTGGTGGTGAAGGAATGAAGCCAACACCCATTCCCGAAGACGGCTGGACGGACGCTGACATTGGACGCGAAGTGGTTCTCAAGATGCCTCACGGCACGCTTGTTCAAGACCGCATCGTGTTCATCAACACTCACGACGGTGGACAATACATCGGTCCCGCGACAGAACTCGGTGCGCTCGCCGCACGCATGAGTTATGTCATTACCATTCTCCTTGAGCAAGATGCTTCTATCATGCGCATGGATAACAACACAAAAGAAGGTGATGAACAATGAACCCCGAAGAAGAACTGAAAGAACAGAAGAACCAACTACGAAAGTTTGCTACCGATGTGCTGACGCGCATTGATTGTGGACCACGAATGACCAGCGACGGCATCGCTCGCTACATGATGGACTTGGTAGCCAACTGCGGCATCCGTTCCTACGATGAAGCCGCTACCCGTGTGCTGGAAATCTACCGGAACAATCCGCGCTACTTCAATGGCGACACCCCGCTACGGTATCACAACCTCACGCTCATGTGGCGAGAGCGATTCCCCGAAGAATACAAAGCCGAGCAAGATGCGATACGCGCAAAGCGAGAAGCCAAAGAGAAGAAAGACGCGGAAGAAAAATCCGTTGTTGACCTGCTCATGGATGATATGTCTCGTGGCTTCGTCGGCTTTGAACCAACGGAGGGGAACGAATGACCTTCCGACAAGACGAGTTCAACCTGCTCATCAGCGACAAGCGCACCGTCATTTCGTTCACCAACAACGACGCTGGTGATGGCGAGCGCATCATCACAATGGATGCAATCATCCGACCACACTCATTCCTTCTCAACGAGAAGAAGACGGGCATCATCAACCCACACCGAACCATGTCCAACATCCCTGTTGAATATGTCCGCGCGTGTCCACGATGTCATGATGATTGGGAGCCTGTTCAACAAATCTACAAGAGCGGAAAGACAGACTACACGACCTACACCTGCCCCAACAAGTGTGGCGTTTCAGTCTGCGCCGACACCTTCAATCGTTTCAGTCCGCGCGGAGTCAAAGTTGATATACCCTCACCTGCTGAGATAACTATGGCGCGCGTCACAGAACAAACGAATGAAATCCCTGTCATTGATTGGGGAGAGTCAGCAGATGACACGAATCAATTGCCGGAGATTGATTGGGGCTGATGACATGACACGAATCAATTGCCGGAGGGCTGATGACATGCACCGCATTCACATCATCATTGATGAAGAAGAAGAACGACAACAACGACTCAAGGCTTTCAATAAAGTCATTGAGTTATACTGCGCGAACTTGAAAGAGCGCGCAACACACACTCCAACGGAGAGGGTGGCGACCTACGCCAACAAAAAAACAAGGAGGACAAAAATATGAAAACCCCCAACGAAGCAAGCCCAAGTCGGGCTGTCGTCATCGGCAGTCTTGACGAAGAACGAACCACCGAAGCGGTGGTGTGGGTGCAAGCAACGCACCAAGAAGCACCACTTGCAATCCCAGCACCATGTGTTGCGGACAAGGTAAACTGCGAAGGACAGACTGTGTTCTGTCTTGAGGATGCAGAAGCACACGGAACAATCATCCGTGTCGCGACCATCCCGCAATACACCTTCAACGCAAACGGCAACCCAGCCCTGCAAGACATGGCTGACATGTGGATTGAGTTCGGAGAAACGCAGAAGAACGAAGCACCTGTGACGGAAGAGTCACCCGACATTGATTGGGGCGATGACGCAAGTCAATCACCCGACATTGATTGGGGCGATGATGAAACACCCGCTTTCGGCGACGCGCTGAACATTGAACTCGCCGACCATGTGTTGGCTGAGAACGAGACGACGGAAGAGGCCGCTGAAAAGAAGGCCAAGCAGAAGTTGTCCGCGATGCAGAAGGCGCAGAAGGCTCGCGAAGAACGGTTCGCCGAGTCCGCTGAAATCAAGGACAACCTCAACTCCGACATCAGCAAGGCGATGGCTGACGGAAAGCGACACGAAGACTTCGGTCCGTGGAACTTCCGCACCAAGACCTACGACATGGTTGCGCGCTCAACCGACCCCATCACAGGTGAGACTTCATACCACGAAGTCTCATCCGAGAAGGGCGACACTCGTGTTCGCGCCATCTTCAACCCAACGCTGGCGACACAGGACAACCCACTCGGTCATTGTTTGAACCGAGCCATCGGTCCGAACTTCGTTCCTGTTGAACACCCCGATGTCTTTCTCCCCATCATTCAAACGGTGCGCGGAATCAACGAAGCCAACGGCTGTGTCTACGAACTCAAGGAGGGCGACAAGGTTGCTACGCTTGTGTCGGGTCAAGAACTCATCACTTGGGACGCGTTCTCTTTCAACAAGGGTGCGCGTGCTATGATTAACCTTGACTTGACAGGCTACTCAACCAAGACTCGTCAAGAATCGGCAAAGGGACTGTCCGCCTTCGGGTATGTCAACCTCTCCGCCAACCGAATCAGCGACGCGCTTGTTGAAGAACAAGGTGGACACCGTGTTGGTGTCTCCATCATCAACTCCCACGACGGTAAGTCTGCGCTTCAAGCCTTCATGTCTGTGCTTCGCACCTACTGCGGCAACCTCGCCGCACGAGGTGGTGTTCAAGCCCTGCTCATGGCTGGCGACCGCACCAAGATTCGCCACATGGAAGGTGTTGTCTCGGAGTTTGACCCCGAACAGTTCGCGACCCAACTCGGTGCGGCCATGCTTGAGTCGCACAAGAACTTGGTTGCGATGCACATTCTGCGCCACCTCCCCATTGAAGCCAATGTGTTTGACAAGGTGATGACTTCCTTTGCTTCCCACCGCTTGGTTGCACAACCATCCCTCACCATTGAGGCTGGCGACATTGACCAAATCCCACGCGACGAGAAGGGCAACCTCATCGTCAACGCGGCGATGATGACGAAGGATGCTGTCAAGGTTGGACACGGCCACGCTTACAACGCCATGATGCAGGGTTGGATGAACCCCGACCTTGACTATGTGGCGATGGGTGAGAACGGCTCCGAACTTGACCGCGAGTCAGTCGGCACGATGTTCCACGCCGCGCAAGCATTGACGGGAACTATCACGCACAACCCAATCTTCTCCGACGGCAAGCGCGTTCTTCACGGACAGAAGCAGGGCATTGAGTTGCTCATGAAGAAGTCCGACACCGCCGCGAACCTTCTTGAAGAGATTGCCTTCGGTGCTGTTGATGCCTACGCCGCGCACACAGGCCAACCTGTGGATGACCTCTCGGCGATGGGCCAATGGCTCGCTGACAACCCCGACCAATTCAAAGTTCCTTACTCCAAGACGAACAACGGAAAGAAAGTGATGACTCCCATCACCGAAATCCCCGCGTTCATGGACACTTGGAACTACAAGGTCAAGACCGTCACGGTCAACAAGGCTTGAGCCAAGCGTGCTGATTGAATAACAGGCCCGCACTTCTGTGACACTTACTCGTTTTGAGGTATCGTAAACCTCACACTTCTCTCTATGGGGGGAGCGCATTCATTGCATCCCTTCCGCGCAGTTGTTTCACCTTTTTTCAACTGATGCGCTCCCCCCACCTCCCCTTGACAGATGGTTGCCTCATGGAATGATGACGCGCTATCCAAGAACGGTGAAAGAAATGACCGACCAAAACAAAACAATAGGAACAAAAGGTGTTGAGTGGATGCTCAACGCACAGAACGCAAAAACCACAGCCGATGGCGAAGAACTGACACGCGCAGTTCAGCAAGTCATTGATGTTGACAACACAGACCGAGATGCTGTTCTCGCTGAACACATGGGTGCTGATGCGCTGACCGCATTGGCTACCCTCTACGGCGAAGAACCAATCCAGCGTGTGCAAGGCATTGCATTCGTTGACGGACGACCCATCATGCTCGGCGACTGCCCCTGCAAGGGAAGCAAGTGCCGCGCCGCATGGGGTGCTGTTTGGGTAGCACGCGACCTTGACATGGTGGGCCACCGAGGTAGCCTCAAGACCCAGCCCTGTGAGTCCATGCCCGCTACCGAGTTTGACCCAGCGACGGGGAACTTCCTCCGACCTGTCCCTCTCGGCATGAACCCCGATGAATGGTATCGCTACGAGCGTGCGCATTGGGGTGATGTCAACAAGAAAGACTTGGCCGAGTTCATGAACGCGAGTGTTGCTACCGGTGAAGGAAGGCAAGGCGGCGATTGGGTGGTGGACCAATGAGCGAAGAAACAATTGAACTGTTTTACAAAAGCGACTACGAAGACCCCGAAACGGGAGAGTGGGAAGAAAACAAGCGGGGCGTGAGCATAGTGTCCCGTGAAGACTACCTTCAATTCCTTCATGAAACTGAATGGGAACCTTGTGAGTGTAATGTGCAAGGTTGCTTGTCATGTTTCCTTGACGAGAAGAGGTTGTGGGCTGATGGCTACGGTTCCACATGCACCGAACTTTGGTTCGGTATTGACCCTGCGACGGGCAAACAATGGAACCCCGAAGCCATCCTCGCCGAGCGCAAAGCAAAATGGAGTGATGACGAATGAGCATCACACTCGCTGACATCCGCATGGCTCTTCCTCACTTGACGAAGGATGAACTGCTTGACCTCAACCGAGAACTGTGCGACATCATCAAGCACAAGCGCGCTTCTGCTTCTCACGACGCGATTCAAAACTTCAGCGTTGGCGACAAGGTTTCCTACGAGGACAGGGGACACCGCACAGGTGTTATCACCAAAATCAACAGGACGCGTATCATTGTTCAGCCCGACCATCAGTCGCGAAGAATCTACGGTCCCGCTTACATGTTCACCAAGTGTGAGCCAGCGTTTGACCCAACGACAGGAGCGTGGAACTGATGGGATACACACACTACGCTTACCTTGAGTCTCGCACCATCTCCGATGACGAATGGATTGCGCTTTGCAACGAAGTCTTGGCTCTCAACACGGAGCGACTTGGTGAAATCACCATCAACGACGAGTTGATTCAAGTCCGCGGTGATTGTGAATGGTTTAACATCCCTCGTTCTCCCTCCGGTGGCTCACATCACTTCACCTTTACCAAGACCAACCGACGCGACTACGACCACATCATTGTTGCATGCTACATGGCGTTGTATCGTTGTGTGCGCGGAGTCAAGTTGTCAAGCGATGGCGAGTGGGCTGAACTCCAAGCAGGCCGCGACCATTACAAAGACACGCTCGGACTTACGCTCGGAGAACTCCGCGCCGCGTTTGCCAAAACCATCCACGACCCACGACAGAAGTGGTTCATCGGCAACCCAATCTACGCGTGTGATGAACACGACAAGGAAGAATGGTTTGACTTCTTGACTCATGCTGACCCTAAACTTCCCAACGACGACGGCACAGGAATCACTTTCATGTGGAAGTGGGACCAGCGCGTATGGGTTCACGACACCGACAACATGGGGAACACACCTGTTGTGGTGCGCCACGATGGTGAAGAACATCGCATTGAACTCGGTGAGCGTTTTGCTATCCTCCCTGCCCCACTTTTCTGTGAGGAATCCATCAAAGACTTTGACACATCGGAAGGACGCTACGCCATTGTTTGGGCGCGCAACCGACCTGTGTTTGAGTTTGACAAGAACGACTTCCCGCGTATGACCTATACCATTGACATGATGAC